ATGCGCCCACTGTGACCGCGTTAGCGAGAGTGGTGATTGCTGCCTGTGTAGCCCCTGTTACGGTTGCGGCTGTCCCTGATGCGTTACCTGTGACGTTTCCGGTTAAAGCACCAGTAAATGTTGTAGCCGTTACGGTATTGTCCTTAACCAGCACACTGTCTATTGTCACACCAGAATCTGCTGTAGTCTCGTCAATGGTGTTCGTAGTGATCTTATCCCCAGAGGTCATTACAAGATCAGTACCCCCCGAGGAATTAACAAAAGATAGAGTTACAGCTAAACCACCCGTTGCTGATGCACTTGTATCCACGTAGGTCTTAATGGCCCCCTGTGTGGCTAACAATGTAGCACTACCTGTGGTTAAGTCACCATTATCAATGCCCGTAACAGTAGCACCTGTAGCTAAAGCGAGACTGGTAGCCCCCACAATCGTAGTGGATGTTAGCGCCGCAGTAGCAAACGTACCCCCCGCAACAGTTAGCGTATTGGCGGAGTGGGTAACTGTCATATCCCCAGCGTTGAAATTAACAACCCCACCAGTAGCTATAAGAACATCATTCCCAACGTAAAGGTCTTTTGCTACGCCCAGACCCCCGTCTGTGTGGATAGAACCTGTTGTAGTAGAAGTACTATCTGTAGTGTCATCAATGGATAAGATATCTGACCCTGTAATAGTACCTGTAACAGCAAGATTCCCAGAGGCTAATGTGCCCGTGGTTGTAAGGTTCTCATCACCGAAGCTGATAGCCGTAGAGGAATCCGTTATAGACCCAGCCGCTAAAGTAAGTGTCCCTGCCTTAACTGTGTTGTCCTTCAGGAGCACACTATCAATAGTCACACCTAATGTTGCAGTAGTTTCTGCAATAGTATCTACTGTAATTGAGTCCCCAGCGGTCACAACAATGTTATTCCCACCAGTAGAATTACCTATAGCAATCACTTCCGCCAAGGTATCTACAGTATCTACTTGCGCGTCTACGTAGGTCTTAACTGCTTTCTCTGTAGGAGCAGCGGTGTCACTATTACCCCCCAAAGTTCCATCAGTTGAAATCTCTGTTATGGTCGCACCCGAAGCTAGAGTTAACGAAGCAGCGACAGTCACCCCCATGTTTATTGCTGCCATAGCATCTACTACCGCTGCGCCTGCACCTGCGCCATCCAGATAGACGAGTGTGGTAGTGCCCGAGGCGATTGTTATACTAGCGCCAGACCCCTGCGATACTGTGATTGACTGTGAACCCGAAGTTGCATTCTCGATGTACATAACCCTAGATAGTGTATTGGGGGCAATGGTTAGGGTGCGGGTAGTAGTTAGTGAGCCAGCAGATGTTACTTTAAAGTACATGGCTCGGGCAGGGTCAGTTACACCATCTGCTATCGTGGTGGTGGCATTAGCGTCAGATGAAAAAGCCTCCTGTGTGCCATACCCTAGCGCCTCCCCAACCAACTCAAGGTTTAAGTTGGTGGACGTACCCCATGTACCAGACTCCTCTCCCTGAACTATCTCTTTAAGTCGTAGATTATTAACGTACGTAGCCATAAATAATTCCTAAGTTACGCGGATTATCGCGTTGCTTGCGTCTGCGGTGGGGAACTGGATAACAAAATCTGCTGCTGTTGTTGATTTATCCTCCCCAAAGTCTATAACTGCTACAGCTTTACTAGAAGCTGATGAGTTGTATATTAAGGCTCCACGAGCTGTCACCGTAGAGGTAGACCACGTAGAGTTTGCGAAATCAGTCAGCCCTACCGTTCCAGAAGACGTAGGCGTAACATTGGTTAATGTATTCCCTCCTGCCGTATACCCTGTACCCGTCACTTCATTAGCAGTCGAATAGGCTGTAGTAGCCGCAGATAGCGTAGCCGAGCTGGTAAATAAAGCTATTTTGAACGTATGCCCCGTACTTAATGTAAAGTCATGTGTCCCTGTTAATAGCTCCTTCTTGAAAGAGGTGCACATGGAGTGAGTAATAGCCATTACTGAGCGCCTCCTGTGCCAAACCTATCCTGCCCACTACGATAGGCATCCTCACGAAGTTTACCATCACCGACCCCACGTAGTAACACCAGCGACTGCATGTACATTTTCTGGTATAGATCAATCATATCCTGCTCGCCCTTCATGAAGCGTATCGCCTCCACTAGGCACCCATTCAGCAACGCGTTATCAAAATCATCACCTAACCATGTAGTGGTAGCTGTAACTATTGACTCAGGGTAGTACCCATACCTAAGTTCCGCAGCATAAGCTGAATCTGGAGTAGGCCCAATTAACAGTGTGGTCGCCCCCTCATAGGCATAGTGCTTCGGTAGCCCTCCAGTGGCAGACACAGGATATGCTTCGCGTATAAAGTTCACGTCTTTGTTAAGCAGAAAACTATACTCGCTACTGCCGTTTACTACTGCAAAGGAATACACCCACAGAAAGTCCGCAGGGACACTATAACTGTTGTCTGCGTTTGTGAACGCCGTAGTGCTTGTCCTACGTAGCGCGGGAAACTGTACGGTATTGTATATCTTCTGTTCAGCCTGCTGGATGAATAGGTTCGATTGGGCAGCTGTGAACGTCTTTTCACATATATCTGCTATGTTTGCTACTAAATTGGTGTAGTTCATATACCCTCTACGTAGTACTCACGGTAACATTACCCAAACGGGCAGCAGCTACTCTTGTTTGTATTATCGGGACTACCGTAGACCTACTTGAAGCATGCTGATTGCTATCTGTACGGGGGTCTCTGAGTGCTTGTGGGTCGCGTACAGGAAAATCCCCAAGTTCTAGTTGGGGGTGACTAGGATTCCAGCATGTGGGACATGCCTTTATGTGAGTGTTCCTGTCTTTTTCGTATTTGTCCCGCAATTTACTCAGCTTGTATGTGAATCCACATATATCACATACGCCATTCGCCCTAGACCCTGCTGCAAAAGTATTACTCATTAAATAAAACTCCTACGTGGCACAAACCTAGCTGGAGTCTTAACTCTATCCTCTTCTGTAGCAAAACGGAACGCCTCTTCGTAGGCATCTTTCAGCATTGGCACCCGGGGGGTTAACTCAGGAACCTTCATAGCAATACGCATAGCTATCCCAGCAGTAAGCGCTGGTACAAACCTAAAGGGAATATCCGGGGTCTCTACCCCATCCCCAGCGTCCTCTATCCTACGCAACTGCCAGTAGGCGAACGTGTAAGTACTTACATTAGGTATGGGCCAAAACGTGACCGTAGGCGTAACTATCTGCCTGTCTATCCACACCTTAATTGGCCTGCCTGTGGTATTCTTGTTAGGCAGAGCTGCGTACTCACTCGCGCTCATGCGACTTATAGTTAAGTCAGTCTGCGACGTACCCGTGCCTGTGCGTATAACCTGATCCAGTAAGTCAATAGTATCCGTTGGTAGGTTATACGTAGCGGTATCCGCCACAAGAGAGATCGTGCCAGCTTCTATAGTCCAGAGGTTAATCCCACGATTCTGCCACTCAATAGTCAACAGATTCATAGATCGTCTGGCAGTACGCAGATCGTAGCCCGAGCGCATCTCACGCCCAGCCTGTTCCCACGCCTCCTCTGCTATCTCAGTGAAGTCTGGCGCAAACGCTGTAGTTCCTGTTGTCGCCATGTTTCACCTACTTTTTCTTAAAGACGCGCTTCTTCTTAGCGGGAGTTTGCTTTGGAGTGGGTTGCATTTCCTGCATCCTGCCCTTAGCCTCTGCCTCTGTCATAAGCGCAGCAGCTACTATTGTGTAGCTACCGTCCTCTTCCTTCCTACGTATCTGGAAGATAGGCTCCTGTGTTTTAGTCCATACGCCGTTTTGAAACACTTCTAAATTAGCCATTCTTTACCTCAATTTTGTAGCGCGTGTACCGCGTTTAGCTTTACCTTGGCCGCGAGACACCACGCCACCTTTACAGTAATTGTTCTTAGTACCGCCCTTGTCGGTTGCCCGCTTATCAGGTGTGGGGAGGTTATCCAATCCGTATTTAAGGTCTCGTTCGGCTATTGCTTTCCTTACTGTTTTATTGTATACATCAGCTTCTCTTCGAGCCTTAAACCCTTTGGCTACTACATTCATATCATCTCTGTATCTGTCAGGATGATCAGTCTTCTTAGGCTTTCTTTCCTTAGGCTTACCGAGTGCCTTATTCACACCACTTCGTAGCTTACTTGTGGCACGCCACTTCTCTCTACGTTTGTCTCGTGTCTCCCCTTTTGCTTTAGATTTCTTAGGCACCTTCTTGCTCCTTATTAGCCATTCTTTACCTCAATTTTGTAGCGCGTATACCGCGTTTAGCTTTACCTTGGCCGCGAGACACCACGCCACCTTTACAGTAGTTGTTCTTAGTACCGCCCTTTGGGACTTTGCTGCGCTTGGGAGTATTTTTTACTATACCTCCCTCGCTGCCCCGAATACCGATAACAGCGCTGGGTGTCTTAGTACCTACTTTCTTTGGGCGTGAAGGTTGGTAAGGGAGTGGGTGTGGCCCACCCTTGTCCAGCTCATCTCCATCTAAAAACGGGCTCCTGCCTTTAATACCACCCAAGCCTTTAATACCACCGGCTTTACTATCGGGGACATTCCTATCAAAGTTTGGTACTTCCTGTTCCCCCGGCCCGTCTGGTTCAGGTATTCCGGGGCGTAACCTCGTGTATTTAAGTTTCTTCCTACCAGCTACACCCTTGTTTCCTCTATTACTATTTCTACCGCGTGGCATATCTTCCCCCTACTTATACGAGTTGTACACGACAGAAGCCTGAAGCTCTGCACCATTGGTGTAAGAGTCAAGCACCACTCGCGTAGCCGTAGCGTTAACGGTAAGCACGTTAGCGCCGTCTGCCGAAGCGTTAGACACCTTGGTGAACCAGCTAATGTCCTCGGGATCAGTAACATTCAGGTCGTCAAACGTTTCCTGAATGTCAAACTGACAAGTGCCGGCAAGACCTGTGATACCCACTGTAGTTACTTGGTTAGAGTACCTATTCAGGGGAACTGTCCTCGTGGCTAACTCTCCTGTAACAGTACCAACAAACACATTACTATCTACGGCAGCTACGCTTGTGCCTATAGCTGTCACCTCAGAGTAGTAGTTAGTTGTGGATACCGCTGTGGTAGTCACCCCCGTAACTGTCTCTGCTGGAGTGATAGTCCTACCGTTCTCATCCTTACCTGTGATGGTAAACACAACAGTATTAATGTCCCCTGCGGAATCAAACAACAGCTTAACCCCACCAACCCCATCGGAGTAGCTATCGCCTATCTCAAACTTAAGCGCAGTCCCTGCATCACACAGGGCTCCGTCTAAATCCAGATCGACGTTGATTAGCTGTGTCTGATTCTCACAGATGCCATTCGGGTCAAGATCAGCAGGGTCAACGTCAAATTTTGTAAATGACATGTTGTACTCCTACTTTACTCGAAGATGATTCGGCTAATACCCGTCTGGTGAACATCCAAGGCTTCGGCAGCGGAGTCACCTGCTTCAATCCCAATATAGGGGATGAAGTCGATGTCATTGGTTAGCTCCGCAGTCTTAGTAACAGCCTTGTTATCACCTACAGAAGTAGTAGTTGTACCACCAGTACTGCCCGCTACGTTAGCCACGTTGTACTGTATGCCGTTAACAAAAATGGTAGCCTGCCTAGAAGAATCAATTTCAATCCTCAAGTGGTACGTAGTATTGGCTGCTACAGTTACGGGCAGAGCTGAAATATAATCAGTGCCCCCAATACTATGCACAAAATGCAGTAGCGTGTAATCTGTAAACGCCTCACTGTTGGTAGCATCTGTCTGGAACTTGAAGAACGCCTGATCTGCATCTGTCGCTATCAGTTGGTCGTTAGTCAGCTTAAGGCCAGCCCATACCTTCTGGTTGTCGATGGCGTTAGTGGATACTGACGCTTCCCAGATTACTTGGTTCTCCGTACCCCACTGAATACCACTCCAAGCCGTGTTTGAATCCGTCTGGTTAGTAGTCGTGTCGAGGTGAGGAGCTATGATGCCTTGGTCTTCGTCAGCCCCAGCAGTAGTGACCGTGATACCCGCACGAGTTGTATCAAACGTGCATAAGGCAGTGGTCATGTTTGTACCAAGAACCTCAAAATTCTTGTTAGCCCCACGCGCTACTTCAACTGTAAACACTTGATCTATATCTGCATTAAGCGCAGGCCGTTGTAAAAAGTTTTCTGAAAGCGCAATCCTACGAAGGTCATCGCCTGTAACAGAAGTAAAGCTGGTAACAACACCTGTAGTGGCGTTCTTACCTACGTGTTGGAAGCCATTCTCAGATCGTATTGGCCCCGAAAAAGTTGATTTACCCATGTCTATCTCCTGTCTGGGTTAGTGTCAGTCCTAAGACTGCCAGGTTAATAGTAGGACAATGGGGGGCGGCTAGGAAGCTCCCAACCCAAACCCCCCACTTACCCTAGTCTGCTCCCGGTGAGCCATAGACACCTAGCGGATCAGATACCCCGAAGGAATATCTTTCACGCGCCTTGTATCGTGCATTACCTGTGTCGAAGTCACCGTCCATAGACGTAGACAAAGCAACACGTTTGAAATGCTTGAGGCCGTTAGGGATATCAGTTGTCAAAAACCAAGCGTCAGTATCAGTCAGGTAGTGATTTACCGCATAGCCACCCGGAATAGAACTGAGTGACTTAAGTGCGTTGAGATCATTATCTGCTGTGTCAACACGACCCGCAGTCTTCAGCAGACGTTCTGCTGTGAACTGAAGTGCAGTTGGGATACATAGCTTCTTGGGTTTTGCCGCGATGAGCAAACTACGCTCATCCGTCCATCCTGCGATGGCAATACATGCCGCCTCAAGGGACGTTTCATTCAAATCAGCAGCCGTAGTAGGTCTGTTTGAGTTGGTTCCACCTGATACTAACGGGTGAGAAGTCGAACACAAGGTCTGACCGTCGCCATAAGTAGTACCAGCAGTGAAAGCAAGGTTCAAAATAGACGCTGCCTTGACCTGCTTAGTGTACGCCATAGCCCTAGCGAGACTCTTCGTATAACGGGATGACAGTGAGTCATACAAGTTATCTTCCATAGCTTCCTCAGTAATAGCGAAGCCCATAGCAATAGTCTCGTGGTTATAACGCGCTGTCCATGCTTCCTGTGCATTATCATAGACAATGCCATCACCCTCGTCCTTTACGGGTGCTGCGGAGAAGCCCGACAGCTTGGTTTCTTCTTCAAAAGAACGCTCAGAGGTATCCATCTCGAATATCTCTTTATGCTCTTCCCCATACTTCTTGTACTCCATACCAAACAAAGCGTTCAGCCCGGGCAGGAGTTCTTTCAGTAGCTGTGCTCTTGAAATAGCCATTGATTAGACTCCTAAGATTGCGCCCCATGCATGCATGGTAGCGTTCCACGAAACGTACGCTTCAGTGTACCCACCAGAGGAATTTTTAGTTTCCTCTACTAGACCAATGACACGGACTGGAAGTGTGTTTGTGGTTGCAGTGGTGTCGCTTAACGCAGCTTTGGAGTTACCAGTAATGGTGCTCCCTGTGTTGTCAACCAATGTACCGTTTGCCCCAATGTCAGTAATTGCTAGATCACCGATAGTTGTGGTTGCGGATACTACTGCTACCTTGAATAGTAAATTTGGATCGTCTGCTACGTATGCCACGATGTCACTCGCAGCGGTTGAAGCAGGGAAGTACTGTTTGAACACTTTCTGGTTTGATCCAGGGTCTGTATAAGAACAGCCCTGAAAAACTCCGATGGGGGTCATAGCCGCATCAGGTGTATCAAACTCAATAGTGCCGCCGGTAACTAACTTAACGGGGTCTCCGAAAAAAAGATCGACAGCATACGCACTTGCAATACTGTATTGACGAACTGATCCCACATACGGAACACCACTCCTAAGTTTTACCGGAACTAGCCCATACGGGCCTGCAACTGTTGGATAAGCCATTAATAGCTCCTATTTTCCAATTTAGTTAAGTTCCATTACCGAAAGAGACTTTGGATTGTCTGTCATTGAAGATAGGCATCCGTGGGTCACTTTCACGCATGAGGCCATTATCCACTGAGTCCATCTGGGAAGTAGCTTGACTGGCGTAGTAATCACTACGCTGTTTCGCCATTTCCACAGGCATCTCACATAGCAGCAAACCACCAATAACAATATTCTCTGCAAACCGCTCACTTTCAATGGCGGCAAGGAAAATCTCTGGGTGGTCTTTTGCTAAACATGGTGTCCAGCCCTCACGCAACTTTGAGGAAACGTTAGTGGCATCAATCTCGCCTTGAGTAGATATCCTTATCCATCGAGACACATATCCGTCTCGCGGTTTAGGGTTAGGTAGTTTCTCCGGCGGTGTCCATGCTTGCGGACGCTCGTCGTTACCTCTATCTCCTAACTCTCTATCAAGTCTGTTTTCAGCCATCTCTTTGTGTCCTCATATCTATCGCAACCTGTTTGGCGTATTGAGTTGGAGTAAGTCCCAACCGTTTAGCGAGTGCCACTTGTGTTTGCGTTAGCCTAATTTTCTTAGGCGCTGTGCTCCGCGTAGCGGGTGCAACCACATTGTTTGTTCGCTTCGGTGCTCCCTTCTCCTTCCCTTTGGTGTCCTCGAATAAATCGGGGAAAGTTTTTTGCATACTCGCATTTAACTGCGAGTAGTATTCTTCGCTGTCCGGTGACACACCTTGCTGTTCTACCAGTTGTTGATGGACTCCTAACGCATAAGCCGTTTCTGGCCTGTGGTCATCAGAGCCAAACCATTGGTTCTCTTCTTTCCAACTTACCGCTTTCGTGTCTGGTTGAACCCTATTGGTGCGTACCGGGTTGTTATCTTCTGTCTGTTGTACTCCATTTTCTTGCCTTTGTAAAGTCTCTTCTTCAAGAGATTCCAAACGCTGTGCGGTTAGGCGAGCATCTGTTAATGCTTCCTGAGCTTCAAGTAGAGCATCTGAATCACCTTCTTCGTACGCAGTACGATAGGCAGTACGAGCCGCTTCCAAATCCACAGACACGCCCTGTTTAGCTTGCTCCAGCAATGCCGTATGATTTTTACCAACCGTATCCTTAAGCCCTCTATTCTCCGCCATAAGCGATTCAGCGAGGTTCTTAAGCTCATTACTCTCGCGTTCAGCCGCCTCTTTCGCACGTCTTTCATCATGATACCCCTTACTAAAGTGATTGATACGCTTGCGAACTTTACCGGAATAGTTCTCAAGTTCCGCTTCTGTTATCTCTTCTGGGGGTTCCGAAGGCTTCCGCCCACGATCCGCCTCTGGAACATCGTCTATAATCTCCAGTTCAACTTCTTCCTCCGCTTCTTTAGCCTCTATTTCGACTTCAGTTTCATCCTCTACTGGGGCTTCTTCCCCCAAAGGTAGAGCACTGGAGGGCTCCAGCTCTATCTCCACTGTTTCTTCCTCCCCTAGGTCTCCCTCGGGGAACTCGTATTCTACTTTCTCAAATCCAGCCATGATTTCCTCCTACGCTCGTGATATGTATTTAGGTTCAGGTACTACAGCTTCTATAGAGTCATCATTCATAAGCCGATACTCCACACCTGCAAACTTGAACCGTGTTCCGGTATTAGCCCGAAACATCACATAATCCCCCTGCTTGCACCAAGGGCCGTCTGGAAATCTATCTTTGTCTTTGTAGGCTTGAGCACCTATATCAATAACAAGTCCAATTATGGACATGATATGTTCCTCATGGATTAGCTGCTTGGACTTCATCAGTCCAGAGTCTCCATAAGTCTCCTCCACCTGTGGTAAGGCTATTAGCACCCTATACCCCACGGGGTTAGGCATACACTCATCTACATTAACATCTTCCTTATCTTTATCAAACAACTCAAGCTGCTCGGTCACGGCGGTTTTATTCATCATCGTCATCCATAAATTTACGCGAGAGGTCTTCTATACTACGCAAACAGGTGTCCAGACCCCGGATAAACCCCGCTGCATCCTTATACTGGGCGAAATCCCTCGCTCCCCCAGAAGTAAGTAGTTCGGTACAAGAGACTTTCTGCTCCTCTATTTCTTTCTTTAGCACGTCAAAGACGGTGGTTGTCATAACTACTCCTTGTAACAATATCTTACGATTCGCTCAACCCACGGTGCAGGTTGGTCTTTTTCACCAAATACCTTAAAGCCATGTGATACGTCACTTCTTAGGATCACCTCCCTTATCGTTGCTGAACTGCTCAAGCGCCTTTATCTCCATCTCGGAGTTATGCTTGGCTTTGTCCAGCACGTTTCTCTGCTTGTTATCCTTGATTTTCAAGCCCATCTCCTGTGCATCAAGCTGTAGCTCTTTCTCGTCCATATCGGCATCAGTGGCGTCTTTACGCTCCTTCCTAAGTTGCTCACGCTCCTTAAGCTGGGTTTCTTTCGCTTTGATCTGGAGGTCAGCCTGATCTTTCTGTTGCTTGCGCTGCACTTCGGCAGTCTCGTTCTGGGTCTTCTGCTGATTCATCTGGAACACAGGGTCTTGCGCTTTCTTCTGTGCTTCCTTCTGAGCCGCTTCCTTCTGGTGCTGCTGCGTCAACTGTGCGCCAGCCTTAGCCACAAGCTGCGATAGCGTAACCTCGATATCCTCCGGTAGCTCCGCGTTGGGTGCAGGTAAGCCCGCCCCAAGTTTCACCTCCATCTTCCTGCGGTATGAAAACCCTAGATGCTCCGCTATATGGGCCTGTAATGAGGACATTATCCGCTGCGCGGCGGGGTTCTGACCTATCATCTGAGCTATCTGAGGGTCTTGCATGAATGACACATGGGTAGCGATATGTGCGTCATGATCCTGATAAATAAAGGCTTTCACTGGTTTACCTACCAGAGCCTCCATATTCTCACTAACTGGGTCAGCGGGGGTCATATCGTCTGGGGTAGGTACTATCTTATCAGCGTTATTGATACCTATCACGTCCAGCATCTGCCTATGGAGCACCCGTTGATCGTATATCTGGGGGGCATCCTTCGCCATTTGCATAGCGGTCTGGTATTGAATAACTTTCTGCGCCATTGTGGCACTATTCGGGTCACTGACCGGAATAACCTCCACCATATCGTAATCTGTGGCTTTGGCACTGACCTCACCCCTGTGGGGCTTATAGCCATAGTCCTCTGGCGCAAACTCTGCCATAAGTTGTTTCAGTAGCTTAAATTCCAACTTCTGGGCGTAGTGAACCCGCGCCTGAACCGCCGCCATAGGCTTCAAAGTGCGCTCCAGCAGGGCTAAAGTAGTGCCTACGGGGGCATTTGCCGACATATCAGACACATCCATGTCGCTGATAGCCCCTAGCCGCCTGCCTTCCGTGGTTATCCGCTCTAGTAGCTGTAGGAGGGTCTGACTAGGCTCTTTATAGGGCAAAGGCATGATATTGTCTTTAATTGACCCTGATGGAACGTCTACATCCTTAAACTCACCCGGGTTTATGGTCTCATCGTCGTTTTTGAGCTTCAAACCCCGCGTTTTAAGGCCGCCGGGGAGGTTTGCGAGGGTTCCCGCGTCCACCAACTGCCTAATTAGGGAGGTTCCTGTCCTAGCATAGCCCCCAATGATGTGAATCAGGCCCATCCCATAGAAGCCAAACCCCGGAACATAGCTATAATGGACAAAATGTTGCTGTTTTTTATGTAATTCGTCACTTTCGTCCCAGTTTCGGTAGATAGCGAGTACTTTATCGGTGCCTTTATCTATGGTTACGACGTATGGCTTGGCTATATCCTTACAATCGCAGTCTTCCTTCTCACAATCACAGGCACCATCGACTCCCGGGATGATGTAGTCAACATGAACCTCAAATAAGGCATACCTGTCATCTTCATTGAGCTCTATGCCGCCGTCTTCCGCCTTTTTCTTCTCAATATCTGAGTGATATGCTACTGGATCACCCAAATCCTCATCTATGTAGAACCCACTGGACTGTAGTTTGGCTATATCGTTCTTCGTTTTACGCATCACATGGGTGACCCGCTCGGCAGTCTCTATATGAGATGCACCATAAGGCACAATCATGTCCTCGGCGGTAACAAACATCGCCACCTGCCGCCCCATGCCGGGGTCTTTGTATATCTTTTTGAACGCAGAGCCCGCCAATCCTAGGCTGTAGAGCATCCTCTCATGTTCTGGGCGGTACTCCACCATCTGCTCGGTCAGCTCGTAGTTCATATCATCCTGAACCCGCGTAGCTGCCTCCATCTTGTCCCGGGTCTCCTCACCGATTATCTTGGTCTTTACAGGCCCGGCGGCGGGGAACGTCTCACTCATGGTTTCCGCTTGGAATCTTATGGCAGCTTCCGCAAGTACTGTTGAGTACGTACCACAGGCACCCTCCCACGGCTCACTCCGTTCCTCGTATTTCATACCGAGCACTTCCAGCCCCTGTATGAAGGTATCCGCCCACTCTCCACGATTACTTATGTCAGCCTCTATCATCTCCATGATGTCAGTAGATATGGCTAACAGCTCTTCCCCATCCAGCTTCTCTGCTAGATTGTCTGCAAATTCGTTGTCTATAGGATCAATGTCTGGCACGAGGGTTATCTCCACACTGCCATCCGCAAGCTCTATGACGTTCTCGTCACCATCATCTGGAAGCTCTACGTCCAGCTCAAGCTGCTCCTCGTCCAGCGGCTCCCCCTGTGGGGCTCCGTATAGTGATTTTTCTATTGCCATATCAAAAACCTCAAATTAGTAATACCCACCCCTTCTCTGCTTGAAGTACCGTGGTTCATCCTGTGCGTCCGATTTTAAGCTCACAAACCCGCCCTGTCGAAAACGTGTCATTGCCATACTGGTTGTGTCCACATGGTCATCATTACTCATAAACGGA